CCGCCCTGCGACGGGCCGGGGCTGACCTCCCTCGTCGCTGAGACGGGACCTGAGGGGCCTCTGCGGGGCCGCTACGGTCGCCCGGGGCGGCGGCTCCGCCCTGGGGAGTGCCGGAGCCGCCGCCCTCCGGCTAGGGTCGCCGCCGTGACGCTCCCCAACGGCACCGCCGCCCTCATCCCCGACTTCTCCCCGCCGCCCGAACAGGGCTCGCAGTTCGACCTCAACGGCCGCCGCTTCACACTCCTCGCCCGGCTCCCGCTCCCGCTGCTGGAGCGAGTGATGGTCGTGCAGGAGATGGAGGGGATCGCCCGGCTCGCCGCCCTCCTCGACCTGCTGCCCGCCTTCGTCATCCCGGCCGACCGGGAGGACTTCGGCGCCGCCCTCCGCTCCGAGGAGACGCCGCTCGGCACCAACGGCCTCACCGCCATGTTCGCCTGGATCGTCGAGCAGGTGACCGGCCGCCCTACGGAGTCGCCCTCGCCCTCGTCGGCTGGCTAGTCGACGGCTGGCGCCTCCTCGACGGCTGGGCGCTAGGGCGGGGCCTCGACCTGGAGGGGCTCCCGCTGGTGAGGGTGCTGAACGTGCTGTCCTACCTCCGGGTGCGCTCCGCCTCCGCCGAGGAGCGGGACGAGATGGAGTCGCTCCTCTCGGCCAAGCCTGCCCCGGCCGCCGTGCGCGCAGCCGACCCCGCTGCGCCCTGGTGGTGGAGCGGTGAGGAGGACGCCGCCACCGAGGCCGCCCTGGCGATGGCCGCCTACCGCCAGGTGACCCGGTAGCCCTGCTGTCGTAGGCTGGCCGCCGTGGCCGACCTGGGGAGTGCATCGGTACGGATCGTGCCGGACTTCTCCGGCTGGGAGCGGGAGATGCGCTCCGGGCTCCAGGGCGCCATGAAGGGGACCGTGGCCGACGCCGAGAAGGCGGGCGAGCGGATCGAGGACGCCTTCGTCGAGTCTGCCCGCCAGAGCGATGCCGCCTTCGAGAAGGTCGGCGGGGCCGACGCCTTCAACCAGGCCGTCACCTCCGCCGACAAGGCGGGCGAGGCCATCACCGACCACTTCCGCGAGGCTGCCCGCCAGAGCGACTCCGCCCTCGGCGGCATCTCCAAGGGCGCAGGCGGCCTGGGCGGCCTCGTCGCCGGGCTCGGGCTCGGCGCTGCTGCGGGGCTGGTCACCAAGTTCGGCCTGGACACGGCGAAGTCTCTGGAGATGACGGAGGTCGGCTTCCAGGGGCTCCTCGGCTCCGCCGACGGCGCCCAGCAGATGATGGCGAAGTTGACGGACTTCGCCGCCAAGACCCCGCTGGAACTTCCCGGGCTCGCCGACATGACGCGCAACCTCGTCGCCCAGGGCGGCACCTTCGGCGTCACCTCCGACAACGTTCTGGAGTACGTCCAGACCATCGGCGACATGACGTCGGTGCTCGGCGGAGGCCAGGGCGAGATGGACGCCGTCACCCGGGCTCTGGGGCAGATGGGCGGCACCGGGCGCGTAACCGCTCAGGACATGAACCAGATCAGCAACGCCCTGCCGGGCTTCCCGGTGTGGCAGGCCCTCGCCGACGGCATGGGGATCAGCCAGGCGAAGGCTCGGGAGTTGTCTGAGGACGGCCTCATCCCCGCCTCCGAAGCCGTGCCGATCCTGCTGGCGAAGATGAAGGAGTTTCCCGGGGCCGCCGGGGCGATGGAACGCTCCTCCACGACCCTGACCGGCGTGCTGTCCACCTTCAAGGACACGATGGGCATTGCCCTCGCCGCCGGGCTCGGGCCTCTCGTCGAGGGCCTCAAGACCGTGCTGTCGGACCCGGCCCTCCTCGACACCCTCACGCAGTTCGGCAACTCATTCGGCTCCGCCCTGGGCGGCATCTTCGAGGCCCTCGGCCCCTCCATTCAGATCCTCGTCCGGCAGGTCACCTCGATCCTCGACGTCATGGGGCCTGCGCTCCTCTCGCTCGCCCCGCTCATCTCCCCCATCGTCCAGATCGTCGGTGTGCTGGCGAACGTGCTCGCCGAGGGCCTCGGCTCCGCCCTCATCGCCCTGGCGCCCATCTTCGGCATGATCGGCGAGTTCCTCGACATCTTCGCCGAGCGCCTGGGGGAGTTCCTGTTCGGCGCCCTAGAGGCGATCATCCCCCTGTTCGACGAGTTGGTCCGGGTGCTCACGCCCATCTTCGCCCGGGTGCTGCCCGCCATCCTCGACGTGTTCGACGAGTTCTCCGGCGTCGTCATGCGGATCGTGGAGGCCGTGCTGCCGATCCTCGTGCGCCTGTTCACGGCCCTGGCGCCCATCGTCTCCCGGCTGGTCGACGCCTTCCTCATGCTGGTCGATCAGGCGCTCTCCGCCCTCCTGCCGATCATCGACCTCCTGCTGCCCCTGTTCGAGCACCTCATCACCGTGCTCCTCGACGCCCTGCTGCCGGTGCTCCCGCAGTTGGTCGAGGCCCTCATCGCCGTCGCCACGTCGATGCTGACGATCACCCTCGCCACCGCTCCGCTCATCCCGCCCATCGTCCAGTTGCTCGACCTGCTCATCGTCGGCCTCGTGCCGATCCTCGACATTCTGGCGAAGGCCCTGGTGATCGTGGCGGAGGCCCTCGCCGTCGTCACCACCTTCATCTCCGAGCAGGTCGTCACCGTGTTCCAGTTCCTCGGCGAGAAGTTGCAGTGGGTCGTCGACCACTTGGACGAGGTCGTCGCCTTCCTGGCCGAGACGTTCGGCCCCGCCTTCGAGGCCATCGTCGAGGTCGTCACCGGCGTCGTCGACGACATCATCGAGGTAGCGGGCAAGGTCGTCTCGTGGTTCACCGACACCTGGGCGACCATCTCCGACTTGCTGGAGGCCCCGTTCAACACGGCCAAGGAGACGATCGGCAACGTCATCGACGGGATCAAGTCCGGCTTCGAGGGCGCCATCAACTTCATCAAGCGCATCTGGAACACCTTTGCGGACTTCTGGAACGGCATTGACCTGGAGGTTCCCGGCATCGACCTGCCCTTCGGCAAGACCATCGGCGGCTTCACCATCGGCCTCCCGACGGTGCCCCGGATGGCCTCCGGCGGCCTCGTGCGCGCAACCCCTGGCGGGACCCTGGCGCTCCTCGGCGAAGCCGGTCGGGACGAGGCTGTCGTGCCGCTCCCGGCCCCGGCTCACCGCCCCTTCGGTGCCGCCGGGGCCGGGGCTGGCATCGCCTTCAACGGGCCGGTCGTGTTCGGCGACCGCCGGGTCGTCGACGACCTCGACTGGTGGGTCCGCTTCCGCATGGGAACGGCCGCCTGATGGCCCTGTTCCCGCCGGGGCGGCTCACCCCCATCGACCTCGTCGACCGGACGTACCGGGGCTCTCTGGCGGGGCCTGCGGTGGAGGCCGAGGCGATGGTGCCCCTCGTCTCCCGCTCGCCCCGGGCCGAGCCGCCGCCGACCGCCTTCGTCGACCTCCTCCGCTGGGACGCCAACCTGGAGCCCCTCGCCGACTGGCAGGTCGCTCTCGGCGTCGTCACCTTCGGCAAGGGGACGCCCTACGGCATGCCCTCCTGGGAAGGGCTCGGGCTCCCCGACCAACGCACCAACGACGTCGGCTTCCCCTCCCAGCACGGCGTCGTGGCCCTGGGCGACTTCCACGAGGGCCGCCCTCTCGTGTTCACCGTCTGCATCTCCGAGGCCACCCCGGCCGCCGCCTGGGGCCGCCTGCGGGACCTGGCTGGCGCCTGGCAGGCCGCCGTCGTCTCCCAGCCGCTCCGCCTCGGCATCCCCGGCGTGGCGACCTTCGCCGTCATGGGCCGCCCTCGCCGCATGGAGGTCGACAACTCCCGGCTCCACCGGGGCCAGGCCGACGTCGCCCTGGAGTTCCTCGCCACCGACCCCCGGCTCTACTCCATCGACGTCCGGGGCACCTCGCTCACCCTGGCTGTCGTCGCCGCCGACTCCGGGCTCTGCCTGGCCGACCCCGGCCAGTGTTTCGACCTCTCCGGGTGCTCGCTCGACCTGCGGGGCTCCTCGTTCTCCGGGGCTGGCGTGGCCGACAACGGCGGCAACACCGCCACGCCCTTCGTCGCCGTGTTCACCGGCCCCGCCGTCGACCCGGCTCTCCTCAACCTGACCACCGGCGCCATCGTCGACTTCGAGGGGACCACGCTCGCCGTCGGGGAGGTGCTGGAGGTCGACGCCCATGCGCGCAGGGTCGTGCTCAACGGGCAGCCCCGCTACGACCTCCTCGCCCCGGGCTCTACGTTCTGGAAGTTGCTCCCCGGGCGTAACGACCTCCGCTACGTCGCCCTCGCCGCCGAGGGCTCCGTCTCCGTCCGCTGGCGGGACGCCTGGCTCTGATGAAGGGACCCTGATGGCCGAAGTTCAACCGCCGATGTTCCAGGCCGAGTGCTACGACGCCGACGACATGCGCCTGCTCATCAACGCAATGGCGCAGGGCTCCGAGGGAGTCGTCGGCAACAACGACATGGTCGTCACCGCTGCGGCCTCCGGGCTCGCCGTGGACGTCTCCTCCGGCTCCGTGTTCGTCCTGGGCGACACCGCCGGGCAGGGCATGTACCTCTGCGTCAACCAGGGCTCCACCCGGGTCGACCTCGCTCCTGCCGGGGCTCAGGCGCGCACCGACCTCATCGTCGCCACCGTGTTCGACGAGGCCTTCGGCGGGGCCTCCAACACCTGGCTCCTCGCCGACGTCACCGGCACGCCCGGGGCTGGGGCTCCGGCCGAGCCGCCCAACTCTGAGACGCTGGCGACGGTGCTGGTGCCCTCCGGCGCCCTGACCGTCTCGGCGGGCAACGTCGCCGACGGCCGGACGAAGTCAAACGCACCCGTCTGGCAGTAGGGTCCGGCCGTGCTCCTGCTGGCGGGGAACGTGCTCTCCGGCGTCATCGAGCAGGAGTTGGCCTGGGTCGAGGCCTCCTGGTCGTCGGCCCTCAACGGCCCCGGCTCCGCCTCCGTCACCGTGCCGCTCACCCGCTACGGGGCCAACGCTGGCTCGGCCGCTGCGCCCTTCGTCGCCGCCACCACGCTCTACATCGTCGAGGACGACCGCTCGGTCGCCTGGTGGGGCATCGCCTGGTCGGCCGACGTCGACCCCGAAGCGCGCACCATCACCTTCGACTGTGCCGAGGTCCACTCGATGCTGGCCCGCCGGGTGCTCCGCCGGGACCTCAACTTCGCCCAGGTGGAGCAGGCCTCCATCGCCGTCGCCCTCGTCACCGAGGCCCAGACCGGGGCCGACCGCAACCTCCGCATCGACACCTCCCGGGTCACCCCGACCGGCGTGCTGCGGGACCGCAACTACGTCGGCGTGGAGCGCCCCAAGTTGGGCGAGTTGCTCGGCTCGCTCGCCTCGGTCATCAACGGCTTCGACTTCGACTTCCCGGCGGAGTGGCCCGGCGGAGGGGCTGCCCCGGTGCCCTTCCTGCGCCTCGACTACCCCCGGCTCGGCCGCCGCCTGCCCCAGCCCCTCGTCGCCACCGGCCCGGTCATCCTCCGCTCCCTGACCTACGACGGGACGGAGATGGCGGGCTCCGTCGACGCTGTCGGGGACCAGGCCCTCACCGTGCCCCAGACCGCCTCCGGGCTCCTCCCCGGCCGCCCTGCGCTCGACGCTGTCGTCTCCCGCTCCACCGTCAAGGTCAACGCCACCCTCGCCGAGCACGCCGCCGCCTGGCGGGACCAGCACGACGAGCCCGCCCGGGTCGCTCAGGTGGAGGTGGCGCTCGAACCAGCCGACGCCCTCGCCGTGCGCGTAGGCGATGTCGTGCGCCTCATCGAGCAGGACTCGGTCGGCCTCGACGCCGACTTCCTCGTCACCGGCATGTCGACGCAGGTCGCCGGGGCGGGCCGCCTCGTCACGCTGTCGCTCGCCTGGCCCATCGCCCCGGGAGGGGAGGAGACGTGACCGTCGATCCGCTCGCCGCCGAACTTCTCCGCCTGGGCACGCACGTCTCCCGGCTGGAGCGCCGCCAACGCTCCTCCGGCGGGGGCGGAGGTGGAGTCTCCGACCACGGCGCCCTCACCGGCCTCGGCGACGACGACCACCCGCAGTACCTCCGCCCGGCCGAGGTGCTCCCCGGGGCCGGTGTCGCCGTGCTCTACAACCCCGACGGCACGGTGCTCCTCTCCGTCGACCTCGCCACCTTCCCCGGCGGCGATCCGCTCACCGAGGCTGAGGCCGACGCCCGGTACGTGAACGTCACCGGCGACACGATCACCGGCCCCATCGTTCACGCCGCCACTCCTGCGGCCAACGCGCAGACGCAGTTGGTCAACAAGGGCTACGTGGACTCGGAGATCATCGGCCACGAGTCGGACCCCGACCCGCACCCCAACTACCTCACCCCGGCCGACGGGGACGCCCTCTACGTGAACATCTCGGGCGACACCATGACCGGGCTGCTCACCGTCTCCGGGCCGCCCACCGCCGCCCTCCACGCCGCCTCCAAGGGCTACGTCGACGGCCGCAAGTTGGACGACCTGTTCGACGTGAACGCCCCGGCGCCCACCGATACCCAGGTGCTCACCTGGAACACCTCGTCGGGCTCCTGGGTCCCGGCCGCCCGCCAGGAGGTCAACCTCAACCCGCTGGTGCTCCCCGACCTCGCTGGCGTGGCCTACCCGGCGCTCCGCTGGGGCTCTGGTGACGGCCAGAACGGCTCCCTCCCCAACCCCTACGCCTACGAGTGGAACCTGCTCAACGACGAGTTGCGCCTGTTCTCCCTGCGTCAGCCCTCGGTCGCCCTCGCCGTGTTCTCCCGCCCGGCGGCCGACGTCGCCCGCTTGAAGTTGCAGGACTGGACGATCAGCCGGGACTCCGACGGCT